GAACCAAAGCTACCTTGAAATACATTCCTAGAGATTTGTCCTTTGTATTGAGCATAGAATTACTCAACATTAACTTAAGCATTTGTTTTTCTATCATGTTATATTTTCCCTATCTATGTTATAGTATTTTATGATTTCCCTTTTATCTTTTTCAAGAAAACAAAAGATATAATATTTTTTTTCATATTCAAGTAAAGTTTTATGATTGTGGGGCTTTCCGCCTTCTTCATCTAGTATATTTTTTTGTAAATAATTCAATGCTGCTTTTTTGGAATTACAATTTTTTATTGTGTAACACATACTAGGTGCATACTCAGGAATCATCCATGATTCAACCTCAACATCATAGCTCATAAGTAAAAAACATTTCATATTAGAATCCTGACTTTCTTATTCGATTAACTTTATCTTCAACCTCATGGGCTAACCTTCTGTTATCCTGTCTTAACTCACAAATTTCTTTTTTTAATTTAGTTATTTCTTTTTTAGCATCTCTCATTTCTGGTGATGAATCAACATGATCCTTTTTAATAACTGTGACTTCCTGTTTAGGTCGTGAGTTTTCCTGCATCTCTGTTAATTCACGATAAGTTTTATCAGGATTTTCTTTAGCAAGTTCATGAAGCGTTTTGTCAACCATAGAATATCTCCTTGATTTGTTCAGTATTAAAATACTTTAGATCATCCTTTAAATGTTTAACATAAACATCTGTAAAGCCTTGAAATTTTAATTCATTTGCAATCTTAAATGACTTAGAGGTAGCATCAGGATCAAGAGCAACGTATAGTTTTTTGTATGGTTTAATATATTTATTATGGTTATTAACTAAGGATGTTCCCAAGATAGCAATCCCTGTAAGAATATTAGATACCGCACAGGCNGATGCACAATCCTCAACGATAACTGCATCATCACATTTGCCACATTTAAAAGGAATACTTTTATCCGTATACATATACCACTTTGGATATACTTGAGCATTAAGTCCCCGACCTACAGCCCCTGCATATTTATTATCCTTAGGATCTTTAATCATAAAGACAATTCTATTCTGTTTAACATCATACTTAATATCAGCACGACCCCAGGCAACGGCTTCCCAACAATTATTCTTATGTAGATATTGTTTTGCTTTTTCATTTGAATGCACAGATTTAAAACTATCGGGAACATTAAATTGTCTAGGGGTATCATCTTGGGTTTGTCTGAATGTCTTGGCTACATACTGCATATCTTTTTCTTTTTGTTTATCCCCCTTAGCACTGCAAGAAACATGGAAACAATACCAGCTTAATTTATTATCAGTTGTACTTACAATAAAAGTATTCTTGTTGTGACAGAAAGGACAATCACTTCGCATTTCCGTATCGGGAGGAATAAAAAGTCCTTCGACAACTGCCAGTTGCTGTTGGTAATTCAAACCCAACTTCCCAAAATTAATTCTTTTTCTTTTTTAACTTCATTAAATAATTCTTCGTAGGTAATTATTACACGTTTATCAGCAAAGAACGTATCCTTTTCCAATTTCATATAGCCTTTTTCAACGCACACCCCAGCTACATGATTAATATAATCAACCATTTTTACTGTTGGCTCTGACTTGAGGGAAACTTTGACGGTGCCATGAACACCATGACCAAATAGTCTAATTTTATATCTTTTCACAAGATATTTGTATATCAGAAATTTTTTAATCTGTCAATGATTTTATTTTTTCTTGGTTGTAACTTTAAACTTCCAAATATTTTCAGGATCACCGATGCCGTAATTTAAGGCACTCTTTAAACTTTCTTTGATATCATTTGCCGTTATTTCTTTTTCAACATTACTAATTTCTACGATATAAGTTTTAGTTTTTATTTTTTTTGATTTCATAATGCCTCCGTATTTTGTGCATTTAAATAATTATTTGGATTCATCTTTTCTTACATACATTGTTCTAAAACCATTTCTTTTAGGTTCTAATACTTCTGTTAAATAAGTATCAACTTCACTCGCACAAGTATCATCAACATCACCATACTTTTCAACAACACCATTACTCCACGCTAACTCTATTGTCCAGCCTATTACTCTTCCTTTACCCTTTTTCATTTATCCCTCCGAATATTTTCCACGCATATGATCTAGATGTACCTCAACATGCTCATCAACAATTTCTTGTATTTCATTAGCGAGACCTTCATGTTCTGTAAATAAATCTGCCGATCCAATTTTAATATTCGTTCCATCATTTAGATCCACAGTAATAGTCCAAGATTCGAAAGCCAGTGGTGGTTCGTTAGGTTGGCTCATTTATTTTTCCTTTCTCTGTTGGCTTACAATAAGTAAAGCCTATTCTATAATCTTTTTTATTAATAGTATAATGAAAATTAACTTCATGCTCATCAACGTATTCTTCACAGGATTGATAGTCTATAAATTTTTCCTTTAATAAATATTTTACACCAACCCTTGCATCAAAGTCAGTAAATAAAAATATAAATAATTCAAACATAATTTATAAATGATTAATAAGTTTTACTATCACTAATTTAAGACTAAGTTTTTTTAAATGCCCGCGTTCGTAATGATGAAGTAACTTCTTGTGTAGCGTTACTATGTAGTCGGGATCTGTTCCTGCTATATCACACATCAATCTAAATCTTGGTTTGCTTGTGTTAAAGAAATCCCTCGCCTGACTTTGCATAACACTTAACTGATCTTTGGAACAAAAATTTACACTGCCTATGCTACCAAGACTATCCATCAAAGCACGTTCCAGCATGGCTTTGGCAAGATTTTCCTCTGCTCCAATAAGAAAACCTCCCTTGTTGATATTACTTANGTTGTGATTTAAAGTATTCATTGACAATTTTGTAAAAATATGTTATGCTTTTTTGTTCCCTTAGGGAAGCCTAATAGATATAGTCCAACCATAACTTTATGTAGAAATATTAGTCTTACCTTCTTGTATCTTTTCGGTCTCAAGAATTTTTGTTGTCTTCTTAAAGTTTGCATTGATCATAGCCTTAGCCATATCAATTTGTTTCTTAAGCCTAACTATCATATCATAAGGAACACCGTCAGCTTTAATAAAATATGTAAGGTCATCCGATATCTGTGATGAAACATCTTTCTTTCGTAATCCAAAGTATTGCCAGTCGGGTTCTTTACTTACATTTTCAAGATAATTTGTTAAGGGGTCGTTGATGGTAGGCTCAGGCTTTTTATTTTCTATGGTCATGATTTTAGTAAACCATTTATTTTCTTTACTAAATCTTCAAGGGTTGAACTAACTTTATGTTTATAAAGAAAATGTTTATGATCAGCTTTTAGTTCATTTAAACTAGGATCTTTATATGAAGATGATGCCCCAGTAGGTTCAACTTTATTTTTCCTACGTTCATATGCTTCAGCTTTATTTTTTGTATCTCGATGATCTTTTAATTCTTCGTGATGTTCTTGGGTCATAATAGTTCTCCTTAATTAAAATTATCAGGATCTGATTATCATGTTCAAGCAATCATGTCAAGAAAAAATTATAGGATAGACCACTAGGATAATTACCCCACCATAGAATAGACATCCAAATATATTACGCATTATATCCTCCTCGTTTTGTACATATGGTCTAAACCTATGTATTATAGGATAGTCTGTCAAGTACTAGGACTAACTTTACACCTTAAATAAGGTGCTATTTTACTAGGTTTTAGGGGGTTGACAAAATATTTTTATTTTGACTTTAGTTTTTAGGGTGATTTTTGTGTACTTTAATAAATCCCAAGACGATTTAAAAGTTTTTTTGTGTTAGCTGATATTAAATGATGATGTCCCAATGAACACATGCGATCATCACTTGTCCACCAAGTCTCATACTTATCCTCATCTTGCGTTGCCTTACCACCAAACATTTTTTCAATTAGAATTTTATCTGTCCATCTAAGGTGATCTTTAGTTTTGAATATAAGATTAAGGGTATACTCATGATCACCATCATGTAGATTAAATTCTTGTAAAGTGTAGAGTGATTTAGCCATAGTTTAAAGTATTTTTAAAGTGGTCAAATAAACCTGTTCTGCCGTTATCTAGTATCGGTACGTGGTGACACCTAGAATTAAAGTCAGTCCACGAAAAGTTAAGCACGCTATTTATTTAACCACAGAAACACTCTAAACTACCAAACATAAATGTCAACAGAAAAAATCGAATATTCGATATCTTAATGCTTGACTTATTTTCTTGTATTCTTTATATATATTACATTCTAATTATTTGGGTAAGTTCTTACTGATCAAATCATATGACCAAGTAGATAGATAGGGGTAGTATCCGAGAGGTGCTACCCCGTATTCATTACTAGACCTAAAAGTAGCTAGTAATAGTGGCGATACCACTTAAAATATCGGGTGTTACTCGGTGATGAATAAAATAAGGGTCAGGTGTATTCCAACGAGAAACAAGAGTTATTACTTATGTGGTGTACACGGGTTATAATAACTACACTTGACCCTTAAAATTAAAACAAAGAAAAAGGAATATTAATGAACAAAAAAATTGATGCAATAAAAAAGAACAAGGAAGATACAAAGAGAGCAGTAGATAAGCAGATTAAATGGAGTGTTACCTACGGCAATGCCCGTTTAAATACCACGTTACTAGTCCACGAGGCAATCACTAAAGGGTATATTAAACTAGAGTATAGTGACAAGGATGGAAATAATAAAAAAACTTTAAACGAATTAGAATTAATTGGCAATGAACACATTAGATATTTTAAAAAGGAATACACTCAAAAATATTTAGGTGTTACTTGGACAACCAAGACACATAAAAATCAATTGGATGCTTTAGGTGATGCCCTTAAGGATGCTATTGTTTTATATCAAACGAAGTCTTTAGAAGAGGATGAAGGTAAACATTTAGACGGGAAGAAGGGTGATAAGTTATGGGTTAAGAGTAAATTTGTAACAGATAACAATCCTAATTTAAATCCTAATAAAGCTAAAGGTAAAATGCTTTTATCCTTCAGTCAGCTTGACGAAACTTGTCGGAACTATTATTCAAGGCAAGGCAAGGGATCGGGTGGAACGGCTACGATTAAACTTGATCCACAAATTGAGAAATTAAATGTAGCTTTGGTTAATGATATGGGTGATAAGGCTAATCCTTTTCTGAAAAGTACCAAGAAAACACAGGAAAAATTAGTGGCTTTATCAACAACAATTAGTAATTATATCCGAGAGAAAATCTTAAGTGAAGGAGTTACGGATATACCTGAAGATAAAGTTAAGGATACACCTGAAGAAATTCCAAACCAAAAAGCCATCGTTAATGTTCAATAGTTACTCCCAAAAGAAAGGCTAGTAGATCTGAAGATTTTCCCCTTACCTACTAGCCTTTGGTTTTTTACTCGTGATATTATCTAGTGTTCTCTATTTAATAGTTTTTATAACTACTTTTTCGTTTGCTCTTACACCAAGAGAATAAAGAAAATTGGTGTGGGCAGTCATATTACACATAGTCCACCACTTTTTTTCTTTTTTATCCCAACGTCTTGTGGGTGTAAAAAGTTTTTTTATTTTTTTATAATGTTTGATAGACAAATTAGGAACATAATTAATTGCAATCCAATTTGTTTTATCTACACTAACAAAAAATGTATTCTTGACAGTTGTTCTATCAAATGGTATTTTTTTAAAATAACAAGTATAGATTTGTTTCATATTTACCTTCTCTTTTCCGAGAACTAACTTAGATAATATTCACGAT